AGATGACAGGTGACGGCGCCCGCCCAAACCTGTTCAACTGCGAACTACCTTTTCTTGGCAATCTTCTCGGCACAGCAGGTATTAAGTATAACTTCATGTGTCGCGCCGCTCAGTTGCCTGGTTCCACAGTAAATATGGTACCAGTTAACTACTTTGGTCGTGAACTTAAGTTCTCTGGTAATCGTCAGTTTACCGAATGGACAGTAACCATCATCAACGACGAAGATTTCGTAGTACGCAATGCTATGGAACTTTGGATGAGCAGACTTAACTCTCACGTATCAAACCTTCGTTCTTCCAACTATGTAAGCCCATCACAGTATCAGCAAGATGGTCTAGTAACGCAGTTTGGTAAAGCAGATGAAATCCTAAAGGTATATAAGTTTGTTGGTATGTTCCCAATTGATGTTTCACCAATCGAACTAGATTGGGGTGCAAATGATACAATCGAAGAATATGCTGTAACATTTGCTTATCAGTGGTGGGAGTCTGATACAACAGATAGTAATCTATCTAATGGTTCTCCTGGCATTCAACCTCGCAGAAGCAATCCTGTAGGTTCTGCTTAATATATAAGAAGAGGGGAGAGTTTTTCTCTCCCCTTATCTTCATTGGAGGTAATTGGTGGTACAACTTTTTGGCTTTGAAATCTCACGTAAAAAAACGAAGCAAGACAATGCTTCTCCAGACGAAACTAATAAAACATTCGCATTACCGCAGAATGATGATGGTGCTGTAACCATTCAATCAGGTGCTTATTATGGCACCTATGTTGATTTGGACGGTGTAGTCAGAAACGAAATTGAGCTTATTACTCGTTATCGTGAAATGTCAATGCAACCAGAATTGGAAACGGCCATTGATGAAATTGTCAATGAGGCCATTGTTAACACAGCTAAAGATAAAGCTGTGGAAATTAATATGGATGATTTGAAGCAGCCAGAGTCGGTAAAGAAAAAAATCAGAGACGAATTTGATGTTGCTTTAAAACTACTAAACTTTGGTAATATGGGTCATGAAATATTCCGTCGTTGGTATGTTGACGGTCGTATGTTTTATCACGTTATCATTGATGAAAATCGTGCTGCGGAAGGTATTCTAGAACTTAGATACATTGATCCTCGTCGTATTCGCAAGATCCGCGAAATTCAAAAGACAAAAGATCCTCGTACAACTATTGATGTTATCAAAAAGGTAAATGAATATTACCTCTATAATGAAAGAGGAATTATTGGCGCTCATTCTAACTTGGGTGCAAAGATTGCCGTAGACGCAATCATTAATGTCAATTCGGGTCTAATGGATAGCAAGAGAGCGATGGTTCTCTCGTATCTTCATAAAGCCATCAAACCGCTAAACAACTTGAGAATGATTGAAGACGCGACAGTAATCTATCGTCTCTCACGCGCACCCGAGCGCCGCATTTTCTATATCGATGTTGGTAACATGCCAACAATCAAGGCTGAACAATATCTAAAAGATATCATGACCAAGTATCGTAACAAGCTAGTTTACGATAGCACGACTGGCGAAATCAAGGACGACCGTAAGCATCTTTCCATGCTAGAAGACTTCTGGCTACCTCGTCGTGAAGGCGGTAAAGGTACAGAAATCACAACTCTTCCTGGCGGTCAAAATCTTGGCGAATTGGAAGATGTAAAGTATTTTGAACGCAAGTTGTACAAAGCACTTGGTGTTCCTATTGGTCGTTTAGAACAGCAACCAGGCGGCGGTATTCTAGGTCGCTCAACAGAAATTACTAGAGAAGAACTAAAGTTTTCAAAGTTCATTGACAGACTACGCAATAAGTTTGCCACGCTATTTGATGACATTCTTCGTGTTCAATTGGTACTCAAGAAAGTTTGTACCGAAGAAGAATGGAAAGAGTTCAAAGAAGATATCTACTATGACTTCAAGAAGGATAACAACTTTGACGAACTAAAAGAATCTGAACTTCTGATGAATCGTATTGCCACTCTACAGGCAGTCGATCCATATGTTGGTCGTTATTATTCCATGCAGTGGGTTCGTAAGAACATTCTCATGATGGATGACGAAGATATTGAAGAAATTCAAAATCAGATAGAAGAAGAACAAGCGGCAGCAACACCTACTGACGAAAATGGTAATCCAATTCAAACGGATGATCAAGGCAATCCATTACCTGCACAGGCACCCGCACCTACTCCAAATATTGTTCCGCCGACTCCACAAGAGGCGATGATGCAGCAATATATGGCACAGCAGGGCGTGCCTCCAGAGCAACAACCAGTTCAAGATGGCACAGGTAAAGATGAAATGGATCCATTAGATATGGGAATGGATGCCGACCGTGAGCGCAATCGTCGTAGATTTGTCAATGATACTTTGGAGCCAGCCCGTTGAAGAGATTTAACGAATACTTAGAAGAAAGTTTAGCCGCAGAGGTTAAGTCAGAACCTAAGACAGCAGCTTCAATAGAAGCCAGAAGACTTGGCTTGACTTATATGGGCTTTGGTCGTTATGCAAATAGCAAAGGACAAATTACTTATATTGTTCATAACGACAGACTTGTTCCTTATAAAACGCAAGAAGATGTGCAAGGTATGTATCAAAAAGTGCATCAAACGCCGTCTACTGTATCAACTAAGTCTTTAGAAGCACAAGCTGACAAACACAATAAAATATTAACTAAACGTTCCGCAGAAGATGAGAAGATTGCTAATCGTAAAATGAAAGAAGCAATCAAAACAAATAAGATTTTGACAAAGGCGTTTCCTGCTTCTATGTTTGATGAAAATGAAATGGCAGCATTGCAAGAGTATACAAATCAAGGATTTGGCCCTGTAAACAGATATCTTTACAAAGGTCTTGATGATGATGCAACTCAAGAAGATGCCGATTATATTAATGGGGTTATTGAAGGAATGGATTCTGCCTTTTCTAATTCTCAGGCACCTATGAACTATACGGTATATACTGGACTCTCTCAAAGATATACCTCAGATAAATTTGTGCCAGGTAAAGATTATATCTTTAAAGGTTATGTTTCCACAACTTTAGATTACAACACGGCAATTGAATTGTTTACTGAACAGAATGAAGATTCCGTAATTTTGCAGATTGAAGTTTCGAAAGGACAAAACGCTATACATGTTAGCGGTTTCAGTAACGTAAACGCTGATGAAGACGAGTTTCTACAAACAGAAGAAATGGAAACAATTCTTCCTAGAGGATCTAAGATTAAGATAATATCTGGACCGCATGTTATCATGACAGATGCAATAAACAAAGACAGATATGGTGGTGAATGGTCAGTTAATATTTTCCATTGTCAACTAATAGAAGATGTATAAATATAAGAACTGTTTAGGAGTAAAATAAATGTCAGTTAACAAAGCATTAGATAGTGTTCTAGCAAATAATCTAGATGAAATGCGTACACAGTTTTCTAACGCTCTTTCTACTAAAGCTGTAGAAAAGTTAGAAGAACGCAAATCAGATATTGCTAAAAGTTACTTTGGTAAAAAGGACTAATAGACTATGAAAAGCATCAAAGACCTCCGTGAGTCATATAATCTCATTACTGAGAAAGAAGAACATGATATGAATAAGCTAACTCAGCTTGTTCGCGCAGGTTTGTTTGATGCTAAGAAACTTTCCGCTCTAAAACGTGCAATGGATAAGCCAGCAGATAAGATGACGGCGCAAGAAAAGCGCATGATGATTAATCTACTGGATGCTCTTATGGCCGAAGTTCTTTCCAATAAGCAGGTTCATCGTAAGATCAAGCAAGATTTAATGATAAAAGAAGCTGTTGTAGTTAATACAAAAGACTATCTTTCAAAGATGGATCCAAGAGTTAAGAGATATGGTTATTCTCAAAAAGAAGCTCCATCTGTTCTTCTACTAAAGCGTAAGGCTATTCGTGTATTTCCTGATGGTGAAAAAGTTGCGTTGTATTATGCACAAGCAATCGATAAGTATGTTTCTATTCCATTCAGTGAGATTGGAATTAATGAAAACTGGGCAATGACAGCTCTTCGTGGTATAAGAGATTATCTTACCCGCGACGATTCTTCTAATAATACAAACAACACAAACAAAGAAGAAGATCCTATTGCAAAAGAACTAAAACCATTGAGCAGAGAAAAGACTAGACTAAAAATCTCTACTGATGATGAGATTAAAAGTAAGCCATATAGAACTGGTGTTGATGCTAATATGGAAAGATTAGCAAGAAATGCTAACATTGAAATGGCCAAAGGCGTTAGAGAAAGCTTTAAGAATAAGCTAAAGTCATTGGATGAAGATGTTTTTGATTATGAAACAAGAGCATATGAAATGCTTGGTCAACAAGTTCCCAGATTAGGTTCATTTGGAGGTGCTGGCGGTGGCGCAAAAACTGGTCGTTTATCACCAGCATCAAAAGTTCGTATTGATACTCCAAGTAACATTAATACAAGAACAGGTAAAGTTGAATTTTTTCCAAGTGGAAGTGCTGCTACAGCAACAAAAGTTAAACCATCTGGACCTCCAAAGAGAATTGTACCTAAAAGAAAATCTCCTGATAGAAGAAGAGAAAAACCTTTTGAGGATCCTCGCACTGTTCCTCAGAGAAAACCTTCTGGTCCGCCAACAAGAAAGCCAGTTGAACAGCCAAAACCTCAGAAGCCAGTTGAACAGCCAAAACCATCTCGTTTTAATCCACCAAAAGTTGAACCAGATGTTAAGCCGAAGGTAAAGCCGACAACGCCCGCAAATGTGCCGGAAGTAAAACCTGATAAGAAGACTTTTCCTGCTGTTAAACCAGGTAATAGACCAGATGTTGGTCCAACACAACAACCTGCGTCTCAGCCAACACCTAAACCTGCTGCACGACCAGAAGTTCCTGGTGCGTTACCTGCTGCAAAGCCAGCAGCTAAACCTGCTGCTAAACCAGGTAATAGACCAGATGTTGGTCCAACACAACAGCCTGCATCTCAGTCAGTAACTAGAACTAGACAAGAACAAAAGCCTAAACAAGCTGAACAAAGAGCATCTGGTCCAAAAAATCGTCAGCGTCTAAAAGATAGAAAAGATAAAGATAAAAGACCATTTGCTTTGCCTGCTTTTGATGTTGGTGCTAAGGCACTTGCTGCAATGACACCAGGAGCAACAAAGTTAAACATATCTGCTCCTAAAGCAGATGGCCCAAGTGCAATTCGTTCTAGAATGTCAGCAATTGAACGTAAAGCATTGAAAGCTCAAGCTTCTATAAGAGAGTCGGTCGAAATAAATCTTGATGGAAACCAATTTGTACTAAATAATAAGGAAGCAAATAAAGTTCTTTCACTTTATGAGTCACTTAACGTCAAGAATAAGAAAAAGATGGTTAAGATGATGAATGAAAGCAAAGAACAGTTAAACAGAATAGTATCATTCGCGGTAAGGCAGTAATATGGCAAACGTAATTAGAGAACAAAAACTAATCGATTCCAACAAGAGATCGTTGGTAAAGTATGTTATTCTTTCTGATGGCACTCAGGAATCAAACACTCGTTTGCTTGATGCATCATCACTTGCATTTGCATTGAATGCAACTGGCGTTATTTCACAAACTAATCCAAAGTCTAACTACAGAACAACAATTAAGAAGATTAAAGCATATTCTAAGACTGCTGGTTCTATTAGACTAAAGTGGGAAGGTGATGCCAACTCAGAAATTATTACTTTTGGTTCTGCATCTGTAGACTTTAACTTTGAAAATGATGGTGCTGTTATTCCTAATCCAGAAGCAAATGCGACAGGTGATATTCTTATTAGCACATTAGGTCTTACATCTGGCGATACTCTAACACTTTTCCTAGACCTCAGAAAAGATAGTTTAGATTATGATGCTGGTCAGACAGCCGATCCTTATGCATTTAATACTAAAGGACCAATTCCATGAAGCTAATCGATTCGATTGTTAATAGAAATTTTGTTGAAGCTGATTCCATTATTTCGGAAACAGTTGAATTGATTATGGCCAGAAAGCTTGAAGAAGCAAAGAAGATGACCGCTGCTAAGATGTCTGAACAGCAGGGTCATGTTATGAATAGAACATCATCACAGCTAACAAGACTTGGTGTTGTTGAAGAAGAAGAGGAAGCTGGTGAAGAAAGTTCAATGGCTCGTTCTGAACTAGATGCCATAACAAAAGATGCCAAAAACATCATGTCCAAAATTAAAGGCAATAAAGAACTAGAAGCCTGGACACAATCAAAGATTACAAAAGCCGCTGACTATCTAAACTCTGTTGCAGATTATATGGACGAAGCAATTGATCCTACAGAAATTCACAACGGTCCAGCACCAACAGGTCAAAGAGTAAGTCAAGCAGGTAAAGGCGATAAACAAAGTCCCAATACTACAGTTGTTCCTAAAAATAATCTAAAAGAAGATGAAGAACAACTAGATGAAGCTCGTATCAAGCTTGTCAAAGCACGTATTCGTGGCGGTAAAATTCAACGCCGCAAAAAAGTATCAAACGTACCAGGAATGACAATTCGTGGCGGAAAACTACAACGCATGTCTCCAGCAGAACGCCGTCGTAGAAAGATGGGTGCAAGAAAAGCTGTTCGTAAGAGAGCGCCAAAGATGAACAGGGCGTTGATGAAGCGTAAAAGATCACTAATGAAAAGAAGGGCTTTAGGTATATGAAGCTTATAAAAGAAGAAGTAAATCAAGTTAACTTTTTAACTGAGATGAACGAAAAGACTGGCCAAAGAGAGATGTTTATCGAAGGCATCTTTATGCAGGCCGAAACAAAGAACCGTAACGGTCGTGTATATCCTTTCGACGTTCTAAACAAAGAAGTAGAACGTTATAACAAGGAATACGTAAATAAGAACCGTGCGTTTGGTGAGCTAGGTCATCCTGACTCTCCAACTATTAATTTGGATCGTGTATCACACATGATTACCAAGCTTTATCCAGATGGTAATAACATCATGGGTAAAGCAAAGATTATGGATACTCCTAACGGAAAAATTGTGAAGAGTTTACTAGACGGTGGTGCTAGTTTGGGTGTGTCAACCAGAGGCGTAGGGTCTCTTAAGCCACACAACGGTTATCAACTTGTTCAGGACGATTTTCATTTGGCTACAGCGGCCGATATCGTTGCTGATCCATCTGCTCCAAATGCTTTTGTACAAGGCATCATGGAAAATGCAGAGTGGGTTCTAACAGACACAGGTTGGAAAGAAGTGCAATTTGAAATGGCTAAGAAGCAAATCAAAGAAGCATCTAAAAATGAAATTGAGGCAGTAGCACTACGTCTCTTTGAAAACTTTATATCAAAACTTTAAAAATTATAAATAATACGAAAAAGGAGTATTTTCATATGGGTAAGTCATTAACAGAAGTAGCAAAGGCGATTTTGATGAATGAGTCAAATGACTCTGCACCAGATCGTGATGCTAAGTCTTCAAATCCAAACATGGCAACACTAAAGCCAAGTGGCGGCGCAAAGGGTGGTATTGAACCATCTCCAATGTCTAATCAGGCAGCTATGGTTGCAGATGCGCCAAAGAAGCCAGGCGAAGGCGATAATGTCGGCGCTAAGGCTGCTACAATGAAGCAGGACACATCTCAGGCTTCACCTTCACGTAAGGGCGCAGTTCCAGCTATGCCCGCTCAGAAGGAAGTAATGGAAGAAGACCTAGAACTAGAAGATGAAGTTCTAGAAGAAGCTAAGGAAGAAAAGAAGGAAAAAGAGGAAGAGGAAGAAATGGACGAATCTGTTGAAATGACAGAAGAACTCCAGGCTTTCATCGACCAGATGATTGAAGAAGGCTATGACGAAGATCAGATCGTAGCTGCAATCGAAGAAAACTTTGAATTCGTTTCAGAAGAAACAGAAGTTCCAGTAGAATATGACTACGAAGTAGACATGAACGAAGACGTTGAAGCTCTATTTGCAGGTGAAGAATTATCAGAAGAATTCAAGCAAAAAGCTATAACAATCTTCGAAGCTGCTGTAAAAGCTAAGATGCAGTCTGAAATCGCTCGTCTAGAAGAAGCATATGCTGATACTCTAGAAGAAGAAGTACAAACAATTAAGGAAGAGTTGTCATCTAACGTAGATGACTATCTAAACTACGTAGTTGAACAGTGGGTATCTGATAACGAAGTTGCTATCGAAGCAGGTCTTCGCACAGAACTAACAGAAGATTTTATTTCAGGTCTTCGTCAGCTATTTGCTGAAAACTACATTGATATCCCAGAAGATAAGATTTCTGTTGTTGAAGAACTTGGTAACAAGGTTGAAGAACTAGAATCCAAGCTCAATGAAGAAATTGAACGTAATGTTGAATTGACAAAGGTTCTATCTGAAAGCATGAAGACAGAAGTTATGCATTCCATGACAGAAGGTCTAACCGCCACTCAGGCTGAAAAACTAAAGCAGCTTGCGGAGAACGTTGATTTTGTCGATGCTGATTCTTATGCAACAAAGATTCAGACATTGCGTGAAAGCTATTTCCCATCATCAGTTAAGGCACAATCAGAACTTGACAAGATTGAGTCAGGTACAGAAGGCCAGACGATGATTGCAGAAGAAAATAATCCAATGAGCAAGTACGTTCGCGCTCTTGGCAAGTCACTTCCAAACTAATGGAATATTATAAATAATACTAAGATATCTCAAAAGGAGAATTTAAATGTATCTTACAGAACAATTAGAACAGAAGTGGTCTCCAGTATTGGACCACGAAGGTGCAGGCAAGATTAAGGACTCTTATCGTCGTGCTGTTACAGCTATCATTCTTGAGAACCAAGAAAAGGCTATGGCAGAAGAAGGTCGTGTTCTTAACGAAGCCGCTCCAACAAACGCAACAGGCAACTCAATCAGCAACTACGATCCAATTCTTATCTCTTTGGTTCGTCGTTCACTTCCTAAGTTGATTGCTTATGACGTTTGCGGCGTACAGCCAATGACAGGTCCAACAGGACTTATCTTCGCTATGCGTTCCAAGTATGATAGTCAGAGCGGCACAGAAGCTTTCTTCAACGAAGCTAATACTCGCTTCTCATCTGCTAACAAAGCTGGTTCAACTGCTGGCGGTTCACTACAAACAGGTACAGATCCAGTATCTAACGTACTAGATTCAACCCTATATACAACAGCTAACGGTATGTCAACTGCTGCTGCCGAAGCTCTCGGTGACTCAGGTTCAAACCTATTCGCTGAAATGGCTTTCTCAATTGAAAAGGTAACTGTAACAGCCCGCTCACGCGCTCTAAAGGCTGAGTACACAATGGAACTCGCTCAGGATCTTAAGGCCGTTCACGGTCTAGATGCTGAAACAGAACTAGCAAACATCCTTTCAACAGAAATTCTCGCTGAAATCAACCGTGAAGTTATTCGTACAATCTACGAACAGGCTGTTGTTGGTGCTGCTTATGGTACAACAACTTCTGGTACATTCGATCTTGACACAGACTCAAACGGCCGTTGGTCAGTTGAAAAGTTCAAGGGTCTTATCTTCCAGATCGAACGCGAATGCAATGCTATCGCTAAGGCAACTCGTCGTGGTAAGGGTAACACCCTAATCGTTTCTTCTGACGTTGCTTCCGCTCTTGCAATGGCTGGTGTTCTTGACTATACACCTGCTCTTTCTGCTAACCTAGAAGTTGACGATACAGGCAACACATTCGCTGGTGTTATGCACGGCCGTGTGAAGGTTTATATCGATCCATACTTCGGCGGTTCTGCTTCTGGTAACGAACTAGTTCTAGTTGGTTATAAGGGTACTTCTCCTTATGACGCTGGTCTATTCTACTGCCCATACGTACCACTACAGATGGTACGCGCCATTGGTCAGGATACCTTCCAGCCAAAGATCGGCTTCAAGACACGTTACGGCATGGTTGCTAACCCATTTGCTCAGGGTACAACAGCTGGTCTCGGCGTTCTTACAGCCCGCACAAACAACTACTATCGTATCTTCAAAGTTCGCAACCTTATGTAATCATAAGGCGCAACAGCGCAGAAACAAGATAGGGCAGCAGCAATGCTGCCCTTTTCTTTTATAAATAGTACAGAGGTACTTCAATGACAACAGAATCATTTCTAACAACAATACCAGATAATACTAGTTTTCTACAAACAACTAGATATACATTTATTATTCCTAATTTGCCTTTTGCAAAGTATTTTTGTCAGAGTATAAATCTTCCTGGTGTAACATCAAGTGAAATTGAAGTTGCTACACCATATTCTAGTGTGTATCGTCATCCAACAAAAATGGTTTTTGAACCTTTTTCAATTTCGTTCTTGATTGATGAGGACTTGAGAGTTTGGGAAGAAACATATAAATGGATTGTATCTCTTACCCGCCCAGAAAGTAATAAACAGTACATCAAGTATAATGATAGAGATGCATCTCCATACCAAGATGGAATGTTAACTGTAAATACTAATTCTAACATTCCTAATATTCGTATCAAATTCAGAAACATTTTCCCGATAAGTCTTAGTGGTATTCAGTTTGGTACTACAAACTCTGCCGACACCACACCTACTGCCGATCTATCATTTAGATATGATATCTTCTCGTTTGAAAGATTATAGTTGACTTCCATCTAAATCTGTTGTATAGTAATATACATTTTTTGTAATGGAGATGCAATGAAGCCGCCAGTAAACATTGACGCACTCATGGAAGAGTGGATCAAAGATGCAGGATACGATGAAACTGAACCGCAGAAAGCTATGGCAAACATACCAAAGCTTCATGCAAAGTATCTGCGTATTATGACGCACCACAATCTTACAGTCAAGAAACTTCTAGCAGAGTATAACTCACGGCGTAAGATCAAGTGGGAATACTATTCTGGTGATTTGAACAATCCAGAAGACTTAGAAAAGTATGGACTAGAACCCATGATGAAGAAAGTTCTAAGGTCAGACTTGCAACATTATCTTGATTCAGACACAGAACTAAATAACATACTGCTAAAGAAAGTCGTACATGAAGAGATTGTAGACTTTTGTAAAAATGTTTTAAAAGAACTAAACAATAGGACTTGGCAAATCAAGTCATATATGGATTGGGAAAAGTTTGTCGGTGGACAATAAGATTATCATAGTGAATGAGAACGAAGCTTTCGTGCGAATTATCTGTGAAGATGGAATAGCATACGAACTTCGTGAAGCATTTACATTCCAAGTGCCTGGAGCGCAGTTTACGCCACAATATAAGGCCAGACTGTGGGATGGCCGCATAAGATTGTTTGATATTAGAAACAAGCAACTGTATCGTGGGCTTGTTCCTTATGTTGCTAAGTTTTGTGAAGAACGTAACTATGATTGGGACTATGAGAACGAAGCATATGATGAAGAGTTTTCTTTAGCAGAAGCTAATGAGTTTGTAGAAAAACTAAGGCCTAAACATGCTCCAAGAGATTACCAGCTGGATGCATTCGTTCATGCCATTCGTACAAGACGTAGTTTATTACTCAGCCCCACTGCAAGTGGTAAGTCTCTTATTATTTATCTTTTGGCTCGTTTTCTATCATATAGAGGATTGAAAAGAGGCTTGATAGTCGTTCCGACAATATC